AAACGAATCATTAGCTAATGGGAAATAAAATGAACGACGAAGCCCTACACTTTGCAGACTACCAAGTCATTTACAACGCTGGCATTATCCGCATTATGAAGGGCGGGGAATTTATCAGCAAAGACGATACGCTCATTCTCGCACAGATCATTAGCGGTTTTTTAATCGAAGTTATCGACAATACGGAGTTACCAACATGCAATTAAACATTCAAGCGGTGCGAACCTTTATGGCGGCGGCTAACCAGCCTGAGCGCAATTTTGATAGCGCAAAGCTTTACGCCGAAGTCATCACGCCCGAAGAATATCGAGAGCGAACCGACGCATGGCAATTAATCAAAGCGAACCCATTGGAAAAGCGTCATCATGTCGAACACCTAGACGGCATTATTGACAGTATTTGGTGCTTAATTGCTGAAGGGTTAGCAATGGGATATGACGTGGAAGGCGCTTTTAACGAAGTAGCACGAAGCAATTTGAGCAAGATTATGAGTAACGGCAAGATTGAAAAAGCACCAACAGGCAAGGTTATGAAGCCTGATACCTATTCACCGCCTAAGCTAGAACCTTTTATCTAAACCAAAGCCCCTTAACTGGGGCTTTTTTATTTCTTACCCCATGCGGCCGCAATCTTATCCGTGACCTTCTCAATGCCACGACTGACGAAGTAAAAACCAAAAGCAGCCATCAACATATCTTGCAACATATCGGCATAGATCGGATTAATGTCGTTGTCACCGATGCTGATACCAGCAAAGATTGTGTACATAACCAATAAGAACACCAATACCAACGGGCGAATGTTTTTACTTAACCAGCTATCGCTTGCCATGTCAGCTTGTAATCGCTTAGTCAACTCAGCTTCTTGTGATTGCCCTAGCTGTGCCAACATTGTGGCAATAGCTACTTGCATTTCAGCTTCTTTAGCTGCGAATTGCGCCTTTTGTTCCTCGGACATGTCCGCTGGAAAAAAGTGCTTAACTAAATCCGTGATTGGCTTGGCTAATAATTCCCACATAATCAAAACTCCCACTTAACCATTAGTTGATTGACCACTTCATCCAAGCCGTTGATGCCGTTCTTGTTGATGTATCGCTGTTGCTCAACACCTAATCGAACCGAGTTGATTTTGTACGTGAGGCTAATTTGCGAGCCTGCATTAAGCTGAAAGTTCGAGTATGGCTGGATAATTTCAATCCATCCTCCAAGCTGCCAGTTACCCCAGTCTCGACTTGCGTATCCAAAGGCATGGGTACTGTCGCCATAATAGCTACTGGACATTCTGTACACATCAACGAACCATCCTTTTGCTGAGTAACCGAACCCTGCGCTGGACTGGCTGATTCCTTTTTGGTTTTGAATTTGTCCAGCCAAGTGCCACCCGTGACCATAATGACCGATACCACGAGTAACAACGTTGGAATTGCGATCATCAAAACTAAGTAAATCTGCTCTACCATATACCATTCCCCAGTCTTTTACCACTAAAGCGTCTAAGCGAACAGTGTTGCGCGTGTCATCACCGCTTGCGTAACCATCGCCATGCAGATAGTTGACACTAGCCTGAGCCGCATCAGCGTCCTTATCATACACCGCAGCAAAGATAAGTGCTGCTACTGCTAACCAATGAATCATTCCATCACTCCATGTTTTTGAGGGTCATAATTGCAAACCACATTCACGTATTGCACAGGTAGGTCACGGCGAATGGTTTTAATTGGGTTGATCTGATATTCAGCGTGTGGACGATAGCGATAGCGACCTACCTTTAATTTAGCAGGCACAGATTTAGGGAAGTCGAACACCCGATCAGTTCCAGCCGATATGGTGTAAAACGACAGCGGCTTGTGCGGGTACTCATTCATCTTGCCATTAACATCATCCATACCGTCAATATTCCACCAAAACTCTTTTACTTTGATTGACAAGTCTTTAGTGGATTGGACGTCACGTATTAAGCTGTATTGTCCGTTCTCACAAAGCGACCAACTTGTATAACCCTTAGCGTAACTGACTGTCAACGGGTCTGGTTCAAAAATCCAATATACAATGACGCACATCATACCAATCACTAACGCGAGTAGTAGATTGAGAGTCCAATTCAACGTGCGTAATGCGTGATTAACGACCGCCATTTTGAGCACCCACAATGGCTGTACCTGTGTTCACAGTTTGCGTGAACTGCCCTGACGATAAGAAAGCAATCACAGCCGCACCACCAACCAAAATCCAAATAGCGCGGTTTATGGTGTTGGATAACTTGGACACAGCTTGCGACAAGTCAGACAACTCCTTCTTATGCTCGGTGTGGTTTTCGTGCAGACTTGTAACCTTGTCAGCCAACTTGTCAATGCGGTGGTTAAGCTCGATTAACTTAACGTCATCTACTCGCCTGTTGGGTGTTGGTATTTGCTCTACCTGCATAAATTCGTGTGCCATATTGAAACCGCTAAATAACTGAATTAATGCGATTTTATCACAAAACACTGAATGGTTTTAATGATACTAGCTTATAAGACTTGCCGTCTTTAGTTTCAAGGAACTCAGTTTGTGTTAAGCGATGCGGTTTGCCTTTATTGACAGCCAACCATCTATCAGTCACAACGGCAATATGAAGCCACTGAGCGCCATTACCGTTCGTTTCATGGATAACCTGACTGAATGGGTGAGGTGTGTGAATTAAACCCAACATCAATCCCCTAAAGACTCGATCAAGGTTATCGCCTAACACGAGATCAAGTGCTTCACCGTAAAGGTGTTGGCTTGTTTTACTAGCACCATCCAAACTTGCGTTTTTAGCTTGCGAACGTAAGCCACTAGATACAATAACAGGCTTGCCTAAATAGTCACGAATCGCTTGAGCATTTTCAACAACCATCATTAAATTGGCTTGAACATCATCACTTAACCCGTGCCAATCTAAGCCGCCTGTGATTTTGTTGTCAATATCAGTTCTAAAATTGGTTGTTAGCTTCATGGCAACTCCCTCATCGGATAACGCGCTTTAATACTTGCAACAGCATCGAGCCATTCTTGCTGAGTTGCTTCCCCACGTTGCCATTTGAACATTAATGGGTCTGAGATAGTCCGATACGCTTCTTGACGCTTTAACGTCATGTCGTGATTATATTGGCTAATCTCAAAGAACAAATCAGCATCATTAGCTAGTGAATTAAGCAACTCTTGAGTCGGTTTATTTTCACCTTCCCACGTCAAACTTGCGTAATCGTTACCAACCAATCCCCATCCGCATTGTTCGATTAGTTTTTTTTGTTGACCGTAAGCGATTGCATTTGAATAATTAGGCATATATTCCGTCCTCGTCTGCGTAAACTGGCACTGGTCGATCAATTACAGGTCGGTCGACTAATATTCTTCTGTTTCTTACATACGCAGTGTAACAGTTGCCTTCAAAGTCACAACCACCCCCATACATTTCTATTGAAATCCTGTCGCCTAATGTGATCGTAGTATCAAAAATCCTAGCGGTCGGTGTAGAGCTTGCCATATACCATACAGCCAATTGAACACCATTTTTTAGAAACCGCAAATATGAGCCAACACTACCTCCATTGGTGTATTGCTCGGCATAAATTCTAACACTACCTGTGACTGCTTGTGATCTGTACGAGTAAACCTCAACATATGTAACACTAGCTACACTATTAACCGAGTCATTGCTTGCCATAATATTATTGCCAACTACAACACTTAACGCCCTCACAATCGCTTTGCTTATAATCCTCGGCGCACCAGCATCACCATTCGCCAAAGCAGGGATATTATCCCGCATGGCAATCATATCAATTGAGCGTACTGGTTTGCCAGGCTCAATGTTGGTATCTGGAATATTTGTCCATGTCATACGTAAACCCACCCCATTCCGTTATCTGGCATCTTGCCGTCATCCTCTGCAAACCATGCACCGTTATCATCTACCCTATCAGCGTAGTTAGGCGCATCGCTTGCCATCCAATAAGCGTATTTTACACCAACAATGCCGCCGTAATCATAAACTTGGCACTCTAATTTAATACGCTCCCCACTCATATACTCATCAGCGCTGATAATCTGCCAACGTGTAGCGATTGGTTCGCCTGTGTCATCAACTACCGAACGGCTTAACACGTCAAGAACATCGCTTGTCCACACGCCTCGATCTTTAGCATCTACCTCGAACGAGATCTTACGCTGTGTCGTGCGGTATCGGTTCAAATAACGCACACTTAAGTTAATGGCTTGCGCTTCCGACTGCAACCAACGGCTATAAATCGCTTTAACCTTGGTATCGCCGTATGCTTCGGCTCGTTCGCTCTCGTCATCAATCCTAATGCGTAGCTTGCGGTAATTACGGCTATCGTCCCAATCCTCAACTGGTGAACGCATATCGTAGTAAACCCACACTTGGCTAACCCTTGCCCCAACGTCCTCGCTCAATCGAGTTGTGCCTGCTAGAATGTTGCGCTCGTCGTCAAATACGACAGGCGCTTCTGTTGGCGGCTTAACAGCTTCAAAGCCGATCTTTTGCAGTCGCTCGTCCCACCAGATATAAAACAGTGTTTGCTGTGCCAATTCACCGATAAGCTGAGTCACGCCTGTTGGTTCAGTTATTAGCGTTGTCACGTTGAACTGTTGCAACCATGCCGCACCTTCTGCAGACCATGCCGCGTAGTCGATATAGCTTGCAGGCACGTTACCATAATTCACTAGCAAGTCATAAACCACGCTCCATACGGTAGCATCGTTATAACGCAAGCATAACTGTGCATTTTCACCCGCATCATGTTCTTCTGCCGTGGTGTTGTACTGTCCACGCACAACACTGTTAAGTTGCACGTTATCACCGCTTGCCGTTGCTGTGGCATAGGTTACAACTTCATCCTCAATGCGGATAATTCCGTTAGCTGGATATTCAGCAAGCACCGCATTGCGTAATACGATTGTCGTTTGTACCGCATCAATCGCACTCAATAACTCAGCGGCTTGCGCCCTTGGTGCTTTCGCTTGCTTGTCATCTGCCAGCTTTAATACGTCCTTAGCGGTAATCGTAACCTTGCCGCTTGAATCAACACCCACAATTGAGTCAATAATGTAATGGCGAACGCTCATATCTTCCAACGCTTGACCAACATAACCATCACGAATGCGTAAGCTGCGATTAACATAATGGGCGTTACGTGCCAGCCATTTAGTCCAAAACGTTCCCCTCTTAACATGGTCATATAAACGACTTTCGGGATAAGGGTCAACAAAGTTGTCACTGTGCGGCAAGTCTTGCATGACGATCTTAACGCTTGCACGTTTACCCAATGCGCCGCTATTGTCGTCACCACCACCGATATTAAGCACCGTTGGAGCGCTAGAAGCCGATACAAGCGATGGAATGACGTAAACAGGTATATCATTAATCGACTGATTAGACTTAGCAAAGCGCAAGGTTATAGGGTCGCCTAGCGTGTAATTGACCGTATCTTGGCAAGTCTTGAACGTGTTAAAGCACTTTCTAGCACCAGTGATACCAATAGCAGCCTCGCATGGTGCTATACCATATGATAGACTGCATTTATCTTGATCAATCTCGACTATTTGGATTGGTTCTCTCATACACCTATGCTCTTTTTACAATGATTAGGGTCGATTTTATCAAGCAACCAACATAACCAACAAGCCCATTGCTCATCATTAACATGGCGACCTGCACGACTGCTTATCGTCTCGTCGATCGAGCCATTAAAAGCCGCATTAGCTGTTTGGTCAACCGATACGGCAAGTGTCCATGCGTGATCTGGTGCGAACACGATAGCCCATAGGTATTTAATCAACCACCACGCTAAAGCCGTTAAAAGTAACGGCAACAGCAATACTAACCATAGGCGTTTCATTAAACCGCAACCCCACCAGCAAACTGCTCTTGTGTCAGTAACCAGTTATAACACTGAGTCATAAAGTCATTACCAGCCACTGTGTCATAAGGAACGTATAAACGCTCAAACGCTACACCTTGTGTATTGTCATTACTTGCTGCTTCCTGTGTGGCATATACAACCACATCAACCATGACGTTATGTTTATGTTCTGCACCACTATTCTGACGCATTACACTAGCTGTAACGATACGACCATAAGCGTTAGGAAATGAAACACCGTATTGAGTGTTAGTTAAATTTAATCCAATAGCCATTTAATTTGCTCCTTTATTAAGCATACGTGACCTCAACCGTCTCTATGGTTGCTACCCAACGAATGTTAGTAGCCGCTGCACCTGTTGCTGTAACTGCTAATCCACCATTCGTAGTATCTGCTGATAATGCTAACGTCCAAGATGGTGCGTTACTGATTGCTGTAACTGTGCTTGCTACTAATGTAGTTGCAGCCGCATTAGCACCACGAGTAATTAACCCTTCCACTTTCCACGCTGCTGTCGCACTACCTTGTGCTTTGCTTTGTTGAGCAACGATAGTACCTGTGAAAGCGTAGGTTGAGTTGTTAGGGAGGATTGCTTGGTTTGTTGTGGAAGCGGTTGAATTGTTTGATGTTAGAACTGTTGGTGTTGCATTTATTGCAGCTCTCATTAAAACCATTTTGCCACTTTGAGTAGCCCCTACAGAACCTATAAAATACCCAGTAAGTGCAAATTTACCGAATAACCCACTATTTGAATATGCGCCTATAGCTATAGAATTTTCAGCGCTTGCAGTGTTAGCTGTACCAATACATACAGATTGAATACCACTCGCTGTATTCTGAAGCCCCCCAATAGCCACACTATTAGCACCACTTGCCTTATTTAAGCTACCAATAGCAACACTATTCGCCCCAGTCGCCCCATAACTACTCGTGTTATTAGCAATAGCAGCAGCGAATGAGTCTGTGCCACTAGCGTATGAGCCACCTAGTGCCATTGCTCCTGCGCCTGTTACGGCTTGAGATGTTGTACCATATGAGTTCAGTCCTATTGCAGAAGCAAAACTAGCAGAAGCTGTTGCACCAGCGCCAGTCCACCCACATCCTTGAGCTATTGAGTACGACCCTGACGCTACAGGTAACGATGTTGCCGATGGACTGCCAAAGTTTGCTGCTATAAATTGCAATTCCTTTTGGTTGCCAGTAATCCAATTAGTGCCGTCACAAATTAGCTGAACACCTTCACCTGTTCTAAGAACTAAAGTGGTTGAGCCGCTTATCGTTTCGCTACCTGATGGGTCAATAGTGATGGTATTAGATAGTGTTGCCGCTGTATTCCAAATAGTTACATTAAACCCTGCACCTAACGTAGCAGCAGCCGTTAAACTAACTGTAAACGTACCACTTGTGCAATTAATAATCTTACCTAAGTCACCAGCAACCACAGTATAAGCAGCGGTTTTATTGTTGATGGTTAGTGTTGGGGAACTGCCGCCACCGCTAGGAGTTTGTGGAGTCCATGCGCTACCGCTCCAAGTTGGCACTTGCCCTGTTGTTGCGCCTGATTGAGTTAAGTCAGATAGCGCGTGCGTGTGTGTTGTATTGGCTTTTTCGATAACCAATTCATCAATGGCCGCTTGCGCTGTTGTAGCAGTCAAACCACTAACAGCATTATCGTACTCAACACCTGACGCAAGAATTGTTGTGTCATAACTTGACGATGACATTAGAATACTATCAAAAGCATTGAATGTTACGCCTGTTGCATTAGCTAGTACTTCTACCCTAATAGTTAATGGCGCTGCTGGAATGCCATTCTTACCTACCGTTACCAACGTGTTTAATGGGAATGAAGCAACATCGCCTGATGCAACTTCGATCTCGTTACTTTGTTCGATAACAGTTGACCCATTAGCTACATTGACCAATCTAAACGTGATCGTTCTAGGCGATGATGTGTTTGTTTCAAAAGTCACGATTGACGTGAAGTTATAACTCGCATCGTTCAAAAATGTAATCGTGTTGTTTGTATCGTCAAACGTAAACACGTTGTTATCTGTGCTAGGAACGGAAACAGTAAACGGTAATATTTGTGGGGTTGTGGTTAGCGAAAAAATTGGATTTGTTGTGTTTCGGATTTCGCCTTGCGCCGTAGCTAGGTTAGCAATTGCACCAGCCAACGTGTCTAAGTTTGGTTGTAAGTTTTCAACCGTGCTAATTGGTTGCGTGCCAGTGTGATTAGTGCGATCTAGCAAATAAGCATCTGTTTGGTTAGCAGTTGCGCCTGCTTCAATACCAGCTAACTTGTCCTTTTCTGCCGTGGTGTAATTGTTATCGGTGTGAACATAGTTAGCATCAATAACAGTATTTGCATCGTAAGGTTGCACGGTTGTGCCAATATCGGAATCGTCTAGCTTCTCACTTAGCGCAAGCGTCAAGCCTGTTACGTCACTAATGGCATGAACGTGGGCTAAAGGAGTTCTATGGTCGGTTAATCGACTATCTGAACCAATTACTACATTGCCTAATCCAGCGTCACCTAGCGCGTTATAATCGAGTGACGATGCTGTGCCTAGTGTTGGCTTGTTGATTAGCTCATTGTAGTCGGTTGTGCCTGCTGGGCCTTCTGGACCGATTGGCCCTTGTTCGCCTTGTGGACCAGCTGGACCAGTTAAGCCAATAGGTCCTTGTGGTCCAGTGTCGCCAGTATCCCCCTTAGGACCTTGTGGGCCTGCAGGACCTTGTAACCCTTGCGGACCAGTTTCACCGATAGGACCTTGATCGCCTGTATCGCCTTTTGGTCCTTGTAAACCCGTTTCGCCTTGTGGACCTTGTGGACCAACTTCACCCTGCAACGCACCGATAAATACATTCTTTAGGTAAAATGTTCGAGTACCCAATACGGCATAAACGTCATAAGCGCCTGTTGGTACATAAAACACAACGTTGCCAGTCGTGTCAGTGGTTAATGGGTTGTCAATCTCAACACCATCTGCGTCATAAAGCGTGACAAGTTCATCGTTTTGAGTGACTGAAACCGTTGCGCCCGATAAAACGTTACCGTAAACGTCCGTTATCGCCTTTTGAAAAACGTAATTCATCAACCACCCCAACCGATAAAGTTAAATCCGACCTGCATATAATCTAGCTTGCCTGTGTTACTTGGTATTATATCCTTTTCCGTCCATGCATAAACGACTTCGTTAGCGTGTGTTTCTGGTCGCCATGATATGAAAAACGGATTATCACGCGCTGACACCACGAACGGGTCAAAGTTATCACGATACCAATCAGCGTGTAAGTGCTTAAAATCGACTTGCGTTTGGTATGCTTGACGAATAACCGTCCTACCTAACCATTGACCGCCTTCGCTTGTTGTCGGACGAATAACCGATTGGCGTGCCAATACCGCAGGTGTATGACCGCCGTAAATACGATGTGGCATAATTAAAGCCTTGCCAACGTATGCGCTGATAATTAGTGGTGTTGGTATCGCACCTGTTAAATCAAAGCGCCAGTAACGTGCTGTGACGGCTGTAAACGTGTGCATCCATACGTTTTGCGTGAGCGTTACGCCTGTTAGTGTTGTCCATGTCACGTTATCCAGCGAATAACTAGGCGTGATTGTCATGCCTACCATACCGCGCCCTGCAATAGCGAAATAATCAACGCTTGCGGCTGTGCCAAGGTCAAGCACGCAGTTAGCGGGTAATAATGGTTTCCAGCCCTCATAGGTTAAAGGGTTAAGGCACTTAGCACCGTCATACCCTGCCACGCCCGCGCTGAATGTTGAGTTATCAGCCGTTGCAAGGTTCTGATAACCGATAATAGGAGTGTTTGTTGTCATGCTAATCTAATCCTCGCGCCATCGCCTACCGCTTCATTAATTTGGTCAATCAGTGAGCGAACCTGTTTACCACTAAACACCGCCGCATCACCACCCTCTAAGTTGATATTAACCATCGCACCTGATTGCATACTGCCACCACCCATTCCGCCGCCTTGTGTGGTGTTTACCGCAGGTAAGCCGCCTGAATACATAACAGGGCTACCATTACCTGTTGACTTGCTACCGTATGACTGGCTAGAAATAGATGCAACATTGGCAAAGCCAGCAGCGCCAACGGCGGCAGCGGCGGCAAAGTTAAACGGATAAGGAACACTTGCAAGCGCATTATTGATGCCAGCATAAGTATCCATAACGGCTTTACCAATTGCCGCTATTTTCCCGATCTCAAACAATTCACGAGAGCCGCTATTCATTAAGCTTGAAACAATATTCATTGTGTCATAAACGCCTTTGATCTTAGCTTGATTTTCGCGCTCACGCTGACGACGTTGATTTTCAAGCTCTCTCGCTTCAAGCTCGCTCATTTTTTGTAAATGCGCCCATTGCGCATCATATTCTAAATCCCGATACTCTTGCTCGGTAATCGCTTCAGCTTCACGCGCTTGCCGTAATATCTCCAGTTCGCTTGCGTGTTTAGCAACCAGTAGCTCTTGTTCGCTCATGTGGCTTTCGGCGATTGCCTGAACACGACGCGCATATTCTTCTTTAAGCGCTTCGGTCTTTTGTAGCTCTTGCTCAAACTCGTTATATTCGGCTGTTTGATAACGCGCTTTTTCCTCAGCAATCTTGCGGATGTTTTCTAGTTGCTTTTGTGTCACCTCATCAGCTTTTGCTTTTTGCGCTTCCATTAACGCTGTCCACTTGTCATGGTTTTCACGCTCAATGCCAGCACGTTCGCCCAATGCTACTTGCTTATTCATCTCAGCATCAAACCACGCATCATCACGACGACGCTCTTGGTCTTCAAACTCTTTCTGCAAGTCCAGCTCGATTTTACCGAACTCAAGGCGGGCGTTTTTTAGTTCGCTAGTCGATGATGTTGCCTTGTCGATAATCATTGACCAACCAGTCATCGACTTGGCAATAAACTCTGTTATGTGCAGTGTTTGGTCTAATTCGCCCAATAGCTTTTGGAATGAATTGCTTAATGCTTGATATGAGCCTGTGATATTCGGCGGAATCGCACCCAACTGAGCATTGACTTCTTTTGACTTGCTCAAAATGCCGTTAAATACGTCAGTGCTTAATACCTTGCCGTCATTAACCGCTTTACGCAACTCGCCGACTGTCATGCCTAACGAATCAGCTAACGCACGTGCAACAGATGGCGTACCTTCTAGAATCGAGTTAAATTCTTCAGCACGTAACACCCCGCCAGCTAATGCTTGCGACGTTTGGAATAACGCACTAGCAATACCTTCACCTGACGCGCCACCGATCTTGGCTAGCTTATTGAACGTGTCAACAAACTGCACTACTTGCGCGTTGCTTGCGCCTAATTCTGCCGCACTGCCTGCAATGTTTTGAAATGAACCGACAACGCCATCGAGAGCGACCCCAGATGATTGGGCGCTTTGATAAAGTGCGTCAAAAGTGATTTGAAAGTCTAGCGCGGATGATGTCGCTGTTTTAATGCGGTTAGAAAGCTGTGCAAAGGCATCGGCTGATAGAATGGCACTCTTAGCCATATCAACGCCGACAAAGGCAATAGCTGCCGCTGCGGCTGTTTTAAGTGACGCGCCTAGCGTGTCGACTTCTTTTGATGTGTCCTTGGTCTTTTCACCAAAGCCATCTAGCTTTGTTTTTGCCTTGTCTATGCCGTCGTTTAGCTTGGTAGTATCTGCACCGATCTCGACGTTAATAGCGCCTACTGTACTCACTTAGCTTTCTCCAATAGATTATAAAGGCTTTCGACTTCGCTTTCTGTCATAGTGCCATAACGCATAGATGATCTGCCGTGCTTAATCTCGAACAAATGCCAAAACTCTTGTGGTGTCATTGCCCAAAATTCGCTCGGCTGTAATCCCCAATGGTGGACGGCTGTTTTATACAATTCCGCCCACTCATAATCTTCGACTATTGTTCCGTTGGCTTTTTTTTAACGTCATCGGTTGTTTGTGACTTAGGGAAAAAGCACCCCATGGCCACGCTAACCGCGTGATGGATAAACTCATCACCACCCATAACAATAGCGACATAAACGTCATCGACTGACGCTTTTACACCCGCATAGTTAAGCAAGTGCGTGTAAACCGTGGCAATGTGCGACATTGGCATCTCGCCCGATTGAATACGCACCACTAGCTTGGCCAGTGACACGTCATTCTCAATCTTGTTAATGAGTCGCATGGTAGGGGTCACGCTATGCGATTCCCCTTGCCATTGCAATTCAATCTCGCTAAAGATTGCGCTCATTTATTAAGTACCTGCCGTGTAAGTAACTTCGCCGCTCGATTGTAGCGACGCGCTGAATGTCACTGCATCATTGTAAGCGCCTGTTTGCTCTAATGAAGCAAGCATAAAGTCGCCTTCAATCGTTGCGCCATTCGGGAAAGTCAACACAACAGATTGTGGTGCATCTGAGCTAAACCAGCTACCAATCACTGTGTAAGACTTAGTTACGCCTTCGACGCTTAAATCGCACGACTTAATGCCAGCTTCACCCAATAGTGAGCGCCATCCTAAATCGTCATCGCTTGTCACGTCGATAGGTTCTTTATTCAAGCTAACTGTTTTTGTGCGAACGCCTGCAATTGCCGCGCCTGCCAGTGTCAAAGTCAACTCAGTACCCTTAAAACCTGCCATGATCTACTCCTTGTCAAATTGCAGTCTAAATCGCATAACGCCATGATAGGTCAACCCGTCGGGGTCTGATAACACGTCGCTATAATCGAACCAAATGAGTGCATTAAGCGCTCTAATACGGTGCATTGTATCATAAATTTCAGATTGAATGGTTTTAGTTTCCGCCATACTGCCTGAACGTGACCACGTATGAACGGTAATGGTGCAATCGTAACCATCCTCGCCATCGGTTGACCAATCGCTAACGGTATCATCGCCTATGGTGCAATAAGGGAATGGTTGTCCTTGTGGCACATTTTGCAAAACAACGCACGACAATTGACCGTTTAACGTGTCATAGATTGCTTTTTGTAAGTCTAAGGCGCTCATATCGCGGTAGCTCTCTTGATTGCTTGCTTAATGTCATTCTCAACAGCCGCCCGATTACTTTCAAGCGCTGGTATCAACCACGGGCGCGGTCTAATGTTGCGCGTGCCTAGTTCTAAATCTTTACCGTATTGCAGTTTAGTACCAACTAGCATCGACTTTGCCATAGTGTTAGGCTCAGTTTGAATACTGTTTACTAGCGTGCCTGTGTCGCTGTTAGGTGCATGGCCAGCAGTTGACGCAACGTGCGTACGCTTAGGATTGGTCTTTTCATAAGTAATGCCTTGCGACTGATGACGCTGAATCGACTTAACCGCAGTTGTGCGTACTCGGTTAGCGCCTTTAATAACCGCCTTAGCTACCAAGTCGCCTAGGTTATCACGCAAATGCTCGAATGCTGATTGAACCTCGAACACGCCTTCAACTGTCATACTCATACCGCACCACCTAAACGTAAAGCGAACTTGGTATAGCCGTTATCCTGTTCGATAATGCCGTCAATAGCGTAATACTGCGACACTACCGCTGGTTGTGTAATCGGCAATACAATCGAGTCAACCAATATCGGTTGGTCGCTCATAGGATTCTGGTCAATTGGAAAAGCAATTCGCATATCGGGCGTGATACCGTCCGCATCTTTTACAATCATCGTATGCGTGCCGATATGTTCAATCTTAGAAGCCGCATAACGCTCATTAGCGGTGTTTTGTTCAATGAAGCATCTAACGCGCTTAAAGTCAGCGAACGTGCGAACCGTGCCGCCATAGCCATCAGCAACATAAGTTGGATTCTGCGCCATAGCGGTATGTTTAAGCGAACCTAGCTTGACCTCGCAGCACTTCATACCATGAACTCGACTTTATAAGGCTTAATGACGTAATAAGCACCTGAATCAATAACCGCGCTTGATTGTTCGCAATCGCCCTTATTGGTGTAAAGGTACGCACCGACCATTAAGATACCAGTGTGGACAGGCGCAGCGACTTGTGTCGTTGGTTCAAACGTAACATTAAGCCACGACTCAACTAAATCAGTGGCCGACATTAAGACTTGCTCTAACCCTTGCTCGTTATAATCAACGGTCAAGTGATTGGCAAGGTCATCAATCGTTGGAAGGTTTACCAGATACACGACGTGTTACCTTTTTGATTAGCGTTTCTTTCTCAATCTTTTGCTCGACTTTGGCAATGATGCCAGCCGTTAAAAGCTCTTGCGTGTGGCCGCTTTCCGAATTCAATTCAACAATAGTCCCCACAAGTCCGATTGTGGAATTAATCTCGCAAATATACTTTTCAATCATGATCTAAGCCTTTATTAAAAAGGGGCATTTCTGCCCCTAATTGGTTATGCACTAGCAACAGTGAATTTACCTTTGGTGAACGCTTTCGGACGCTCTAAGCCTAAAGCGATACGCTCTTCAGCTAGAATTGCCACGCCGTTACGGACAAACAAGTCAGCGTGTGACTCGCTTACGCGTACGTTCATTTGTTCGCGGTCGTACAATGTAGCACCCATAGTCCAGTCACCTAACAAGAAGTCACCGACTGTCATTGCGTTTGACTCGATTACTGGTACGCGCCAGATTTGAGCATTGACGCCTGTACCAACAGTCGTCCACACGTAATGAGCATCTGAACCTTTAGCCAACTCAATCGTTTCCCAGTCTTGTGGATTAACCACTAGGCCGTTTACGTTGTAGTAGTTAGCGATCTTGTTCTTAGTGATACCCTTACGGATTTGCTCAATCATTGCGCGTGCAATAGCATCACCAGTAGTGCCAGCAGCGATTTGACCAACGTTGTTAGTGCCAGAAGCAACCATCAAGCCAGTCAAGTCTTCACCTGTGCCAGTGCCATAAAGAATTTGGCTATCTGACTCAAGGTTCAAACCGTACATCAAACGAGAGTCGATCTCAGCTTGTAAACGTGGAACGTCTGCAAGGATTTGACGTGACGCGATAACATAATGCGCCATAGTACGCACTGGAACTGTTACCGTTTCGTAAGTGATGTCCGATTTAGGCTTGGTCACTAATTGGTTAGTCGGTGTTGCGCCTGAATCATACTGAGGGCCAGCGTTGTTAGTGAAAGCCAACTCACGCATGATCTCGATAGCGTCACTACCAACAGGCATTGAGTTAAGCAAGTTGCGGATGAATAGCGGACGGTCGCCTTCTGGACGGAAGATTTCTTGACGACGCATGGGCGACTTCAAAGCACCAGCAGATGCAGCAGCGCCCGTGATGTCTTTCTTGTCCATGTGAACGCGAATACCAGACTCAAAGCCTTTAGTTTCAGTGAAATACTGACCAACAGACTTACGGCTATCACCCCCATCAGCTAAACGATTAGCGCGCTTTTCAAACTCAACCATGCGAGCGTCAACTGATTTTAACTCGCCGCTGATTTCGTCCAAACGTGCAGTAGCTTTAACTAAAGCCGCGCCTGTTTCTTCAGTGGTCTTGCCGTATGCTTTCAATTCGGCATCTTGTTTTTGAACGAGAGTTTTAATCTCGGTCGTGGCTTGGTCTAAATGACCTTTTAACTCCATAGCGTCCATGTAATACTCCTTTATGAACGGATTGAACGGGCAAAGTCGCCCAGCGATTTAACTGAATCAAATAACTCAGCTAAGTTTAGCGGCTGTTCAACGTTCGGAGTGTCATTTGACGGCTCTGAATTGTCCAGTGCTTCAAGCGATTTCAGCATCTCTGCCAAAGCCGCTTTAAGTTCTTTAGTGTCAATACCTTTCGATTGTGCGATTTGCACCATATCGGTCAGCGACTTGACGCCTGTAATGATAGCAGATTCATTTGCAGGGAATGTTACAGGGCTAAACTCATACAGCTTAACCTCGTGAATATGACGGATACCCTTGTCATCGAATGTGCTTTTACCTTGCGGAATGCTAAAGCCAATGCTCATTTGGTCAATAACACCATCACGCATAAGCTCTAACACTTCATCGCCTAATCGCGTCTTGCTGATCTTTGCTTCAACAAATAAACCTTTGCTGTCCTCGTGCATTGACACTGGCACGCCTATAGGCTCATTGTGGTTGAATAGCACCTTAATGCGACTGCCACGCTCTTGGATTGTCTTTTTGAACGCACCCATATGGATAACATCGCCGTGACGATCTTCGTCCCACGTTGACGCATAACCTCGGAACGTGCGATCTGACACGTCAGATGACTTAAATTCGACTGCTTTAATTTGGTGCATATTGCGCCCTCTTGTGCATTTTGAGCCGATTATACCACAAAACAAATAAAGTCAATACTAATCAACAACATTATAGACAACAGCGCATCGACACATGATCGTTTCACTAGGCGCTCCAGCCGATTGGTCGCCTGGCATTTGTAACTGATAACCACCGACATTAAACGGCTCGGACAATCGGCGCGTTTGACCATCAGCAGCAACATGGCTTGAACGTGTCCGATTATCTGTTACTGCCACCCATTCCTTTTCCATTTCGACATTAGCAGCCTTTGCGGTCAATTGGCTAGATTGGTTCGCAGCATAATGAGTCTCAGTGCGTGCAATAATCGACGCCCTAACTGGATTAATGACGCTAGCCGTTTGCATGATAGCTTCAGCGGCTTCGACTAATCCTAGTCCATTTTCACGCGCAGTAGCAATTGCGCTTGCGATCTGGTTCTTTGTGGTGCGTTCAAGGTTGCGAATGAGTGTGCTCGAATATTCAACTAGCCACGCGGTTAGCAGATTTTCAAACATGGTCGGGCTTGGAACTTCCGCACTTTTGGTGTTGCGTGTCAAGATAGCATCGACCATGCGCTTATTGAACACTCTAGCGGTTGATGTCATCGACTCGATTAACGGTCTAGCCAGCGTTTCACTATTGCGGTCAATAATCAAGTCAAGTGCATTCGGGTTATCACTGGCTTGCTTCCAAATGTCATCAAGCACGCGTTTTAACTTGCGCTCAAGTCGTGACGCTTGCGTGTCAATAAGGCGATTAACAATAACCGCCTCTTGCTTTCTACTGCCTTTATACAGCGGTCGCATTACTTGATACCATAAGCCAATAGCGCGGCTTTAACGGCTTGGTCTTGTGTTGGCTCGGCTGTTGCATCAACTTGCCCCATCATCGACACTGGCATATAACCAGACTGAATATAGGCTGCTTCATAGCTAGCATCTTCTGGAATATTAAGCTCAAATAGCGTGTTAAGAACTGATAACGGAACGCCCATAGCGAATAGCTTTTGAGCGTTATTTAATCGGCTTTCTAAGCCTTCTTTTAGCGCGTCAATATTGCTATCGTCATACTCAATCAGCCATTCTTCACCAAACTCAGTGGCTAGCTGTGCATTAAGCTGTGATGTGATCTTGTCTAGCAACGGGATGATGGTATCGCGCCAGAATATCTTACGCGCCGTTTCGATGTTGGCCAATGTTGCATTCTCATAAAGTCCGACCATCGCAGGAGGAACACCAAAGCCAGCGCATATTTCCTCCCATATCTTTTGACGGCTGTTTGAGAAGTCCAGCTCGACCGCTGTCATGTTAAGGGTCTTAACGTCGCGGCTTGTGAATAGCACTTTGCGCGCGTTCTCGTTACCTGCGTTGCTTGCTGTGTGCAGTGCTTTAATCGCGTCAAATTGCGTCTTTGTTGTGTCCTTGTCAAGCACGACGGCATAATCGCTAACGCCACGATTCGTTAGGCTAGACTTCTGCCAGATGCCTGCCTGCTTATCGGTATCAATCGCGCGACCTGTTGCCATCATGGGGCTAATGCCGTAAAGGCTTGACGCAGGGTTTTGATACTTCAGGTGCACCATATCTTCCCAAGGGATAAACACCTTAGAAGCATTTGCCGATTGGAATTCATAACCGCTAATGATGCGGTCTTTATCGGTTGCTTTGATCTTGATGTAGCGCGGGTCAAGTAGCCAAAGCTCCATAGGCGCACTATTCTTACCAGCTCGAACCATGTGCATATAGGCGTTACCTGCAAGGTCTAGGTGCTGAATTGCCGCCTCAATTAACTCTGCCCATCCTTGGTTTGGATTCGGCTTGTTGATCAGCAACTGCAGCTCGCTATCTGGAACTGCGACATACTCATCACCTTGCTTGCGTTTGGCCACGAAAGGCACACTAGCGCACGATGTAGCGCGCTTCTCAATACAGGCGTAAGTAATTGTTGACGCTTGATAACCGTCCGTAATAGCGGTTTCAGTATCCCATGTATCGGCTTGGGCGCTTGTTGGTGGCTTATCAAAGAACTCAGGCGATAACCAGAACTTCTGTTCTTCGACTGGTGAAACTGGTTGCGCTTTTGGCTTGCGCTTTAGGAAATCGAACATCATGCAAACTCCATAATAAATGCAGGCTCTTGCTTAATTAATGGCTGCAAGGCGTATCTAACAGCGTCCCAGCCGTGGTTATAATCATCAACTACTTGCGGCATTATATCACCCGTCAAGCGGTCTGTCTTGTAGGACCATAAACGCGCTTCTTCGATGATGTGCGTGCATGATGAGTGAATGACTATCTCATCGAATGACCTTAGGAACGTAATGCCGTCCTCAACGCTTCCTGCCCACTTCTCAACAGACACGACATTAAGGCCAGCGTTTCGCAAATGGCTATTAATCTCAGGTCTTGCGCTATCTGCTCGAATGGTGTGATTAACCGCCTCTGGCATAACTTCAACAAACTCGACCATATCGGCGATTTCGATACCGTGACCAAAGCGCTCTTTCTCAATGTAAAGCGTTCGACCTGCAATCCAACACTTAACCAACGTCATTGGGTCGGTAGCAAATCCGTGGTCCATGCCGAAATAAGCACCGTCCCAATCATGTTGTGGCTCAAAGTCAGCAACACGCCATTTACCGTTAAGGATTTGCTTTTCCGACTTGGTGTTGAATTGACCTAGCCAAATATGCGCGTACTTGTCTGGATCGTTGCGCTTTGTCTTTTCTGCCAGCTTAATCATTTCGCTAGGGCATTTAGGATTGTCGGTATAGTTGACGTGGACGAGTATCGCGTCTGGTGTGTCGTTAAATAACTGCTCAACTGGATCGGTCGGCTGATCTGGATTCCATGTGAACCATATCTCGCTTCCGTCTTTTCGTATCGTTGGCTCTAACAGCTCTAGGCTTCGTTTCGATATGCTTTGAGCTTCTTCTACCCACGCCCTATCGAACCCTTCGAGCGATTTAATTGAATCGGCGGTGTGGTCTTGCATACCTTGGAAAATAATCAACCCTTGGCCATCAACTCGCCTAATCTCGGTTAGCGTGATTTCAAACAAGTGCGAAACACCAAACTCGCGTATTTTGCTCTCGATTAGTTTTTTAGCTGAAAATTTAAGTGACTTTTGAATTTCACGAATACAAACGCTTTGCAGATCTTTGTCGTGAATATGCTCCTCAACAAGCATCTCGGCGAACGTATGCGACTTGCCAGATGATCGTCCGCCCTTAGCGCCTTTTATGCGATTAGGACGCAAAAGCGGAACTGACCATCTAGGCGTTTCAATCTTAAGAGTCCACATCGACAATCACGCGCTCAATGCGGCTAGGAGTTTGGTTGTTGTTGATTTGAATAGCGGTGTCGGGTTGCTTGCCAACTACCGTCTCTTTGTTTTTAGCAGTTAAGCGGCTATGCGCCTCTAATTCAGATATTGAAAGGGTTGCGCTCAACCTTTGATTTGCCAGCTGTTGGTTCTTTAACGCTGACTTGTTAAAGAACTCAATGTGACGTAATCTTTCATCAACCAGCTTGTCGTGAATTGCAACATCTGTTGAATTTAGTGTTGATTTTTGTTGATTTATTTCTGCAAGTGTTTGTTTTGCTTGTATCTCATTATTCAACAGTGTTGATTTTTCGCCCTTAACCCAACCCTCGATTTTAGCCTTGCGACTAATTGAACTGCGGTCAGTAATAGCCACATCGTCACGCGCAACAATATCAGCGAGCGATAAGCCTCGCTCGTAATATGCGCGTACAATTTCCCAATCACGATTGCTGAATGCCATTATTCACCCATTCGCCTTTATACATTTGAATACCGAGTTCTTTTATCTTTGCAAACGGTACGAACTCGCCCGTGTATCGTTTTTCTGCGTCCTTCGTTATGAAATAGATATAACGGTACATATAACCTGTTAACGGCTTCCATCCGTTGTGGAATTTATCAAGGTATTCTTTTACAGAAGTCATTCCGTTCTTTTTCATATCGGAGGAGTATTTGCTTCCCCCTTTAGATACGTCCATGCTTAATAAATGTATTTTTTCGCCATTAGGTAATTCAATTAGTCGACTATTTTCTTTAATCTGTGACAACTTAAAATTACTAGCCTGATAAATAGTCCCGTGTCCGCATTGCGTTCCGTCTGCAAAACTAACCACCCATTTTATGTGAGGTGCGTTTTTTTTCATCCACTTAAACGCAAGACTAATTGCTCGGCTTTCGCTAAACCTTGGTAAATGGTCACTGAATGCCATGCGGTTCAATTCCAACATTTCGTTCCATCCGCTATCCTTTACCAGTGGTAATATCTTTCGTTTGTCAGTTGGTGGTCCGAATTGCATTGCACCCATTAAAACGCCCTTATACCAAACCCCGAAGCATAGCTGGCTATTTTGCACCACTTTGCCGCTATAATGATGCTTCTTTACAATTTCATCAGCTTTTGATTTTGGGATTGGTTTCACTTCTATTTCAAGTGCGCTCATTATGCAATGCCTTTAGTGGTCTTGAATGTTTCACAAATGTACCAAAGCGCGTTACCATTGCTATTTTCATTTATTCCCATAGGATCATTGGGTTCAAATTCTTTAGCTATTTTTAGGCATTCCTCAATAATCTCATGCTGTTCATCTGATACGGTAAAAGTCATATTTCGAATAGGGTCACGATCATTGCTGTTTAATTCTGGTTCAAAATCATCAATCGCTTCGTCTTCGAGAAACTCAGCATCAAAACCCGTCAAAGCAACATCAAAACCTAGCTCATTTAAGTCCATTAGTTCCAGCTTCAACATTTCATCATCCCATCCGCTGTTAAGGGCTAGTTTGTTGTCTGCAATGATGTATGCCCGCTTCTGTGTATCGCTTAGGTGTGAAAGTCGAATACAAGGCACTGTGTCGAGTTTTAAGCGTGTTGCAGCCATTACGCGCCCATGTCCTGCAATAATACCGTTATCCTGATCAATCAATACTGGGTTAGTAAAACCAAACTCGCGTATTGACGCTGCGACTTGTGCAACTTGTTCATCGCTATGCGTACGGCTGTTGCGTGCGTACGGAATTAAATCAACCGTTGCGATTTGTTCTACTTGCATCATTGCGAATACCCATCCGCCTGCCCTTTTAGAGCGTCCTGAATCGCCACCATCGCAACATCGAGCGCTTTAGCTACCAGCGTCGGTGTTAGGTTCAATTCGTCCATTGTAGCGCTCGTGGTTAAGTATCGCTGGTAAAGTTTTAAGATTTTCGCGGCTTCGTGGTAGGTCATTGCAAGTCACCAATAGCAAGTTTGTAGTTTGGATTATCAACCATTGAGCAAACCGTTTCAAGATTTGATTTGCATTCCAATAGCGCGTAAAAACCATCTGAGTGATTTTCAAAGCCGTATTGCGGATAGTTGATACTCAGTTCTTTGGCTAAGTCTAGGATGCTTTGAATGATAAGGTTTGCTTGATGTTGTGTGTTGTATATGCCCAATTCAGTTAAGGCTTTTGCGTGTTGCGTTTGTAGGCTTTGCATAATTCTGATCTCCTCGACTAGAAGCGACACTGATTAAAATTAAATGTGGCTGCTGGGTGTCGATGCCAGCGGTATGCCTACCTGCCACAATTCCAACTATACCAAAACACATGGTACTTGTAAACAACTAGCGACAAATGGCCAACGCGATTGTCCCGATTTTCAAAAGGTAACAGGGTATGGGTAACAGACCTTTTCCTACTCCCCTCTATCATATAATATTAAATATACACCCTTTTTTATTTTTATAATTCTATATTACTTTTTTTATAATTTACTGTTACCTGTTACCTTTTATAATAAATAAAGTATAAAATCAATAAGTTACAGGAGGTAACAGGTTTTTTAGCTTGTTACCTTTTACTGTTACCTGTTACCTCAAAAACCATTAAAAAACCCCTTTCGGGGCTATGTTAAAAAGGAAAATCATCAGCAAGTGGATTTTCTAACAGTTCTCGAACCTTGTCATTGTCCATAAACTTCTTCGCCCAAATGCGCCTAGGCTTGCCCTTAACCTTGATAAGGTTTGGTAATTGCATATAACCCAGCGCCTTTAATATTTGATTCCGTTGTGTTGGTTTCGGTAACTCTTGGTCGTCGTCAAAACATTCACGACGTAAAGCCTCGAACAAATCAGATGACGAAACAACCTCTTTATTAAAGAACTCACCGCCACGCTCGATAAGTTCTCTCACTTCATCTTTGAAATGATGCGAAGCGCTTTCAGTCGACACCATCATGTCCTTAAACTCTGTGGCTGGTGCTTGCTTTAACGCCAAGAACTCTTTGCTAATTGGATATTCCAACAGCCATTTTAGAATTTGATCAGGATATTGTCGTATCGCGTCGAATATCTTAGCAAAGTATGTTCTATGATCATCGCCAGTTTTATGGATTACATCGTCAAGAGTGTCGATCTCCACAAAGATAACCCACCAGCGTCTTGAATCAGAATCAATTGGAATAGCATCTTTATAGTTCGTAAAACAGATATAATTGGTTGTGTTTGCCGTCTTGTACTGTTTAACACCTTTATCATTAATCTGAATTACCGAGTCAGTAATTAAAGGTTTCAACGCATTGACGGCATCATACCTATTATGACCCTTTACCCTCAGCTCATTAAGAATGTTCACACAAACACCCGTTGCCCATCCGTTAAAGTCACTTGTTGCTTGTGTTGGTGCAACTGTACCCACGTTCTCTTGACCTATACAACGCTCAAGCAACTCACCAAACCAGCTTTTACCAATACCCTCAATTGATTGGATAACGGGCGACCATAGAATCTTAACACCTTTGAACTGAACATTATGCGCCAGCCATTCCGTTAATATTTTTGAGTACTGCTCGTTATTGTTACAGATAAACGAAATGTGTTTTTTGACGGTCTCAATAGCTTGCAAACCCTCATCAGTGTAATTACTAGCGGGCTTAGGTAAAGTTCGCGCGTCAAAAGTGTTTAACACTCGTTTACCATTAAACTCACAAAAGCGATCCACACACGTTGGCATATAAGCCATTGAAACGACCGACTCAATAAAACCACCATCACTAACAAACTTAGATGCGCTGATTTTATTACCATTCTCATTCATTGGCACATAACGCCCGCATTCAAGGTTAAACGCTTCAGCCTTTCTAACCACCAAGTCATCAAGCCTAACGTACCCGCTTTGAGCGTTCACATAAACCCATTGCTTACACCACTTAGGACGCTCATCGTCATTTACCAATTCGCCCTTAAAAACTTGCTTTGGTGTAATCATGTCACGAATAATAGTGACGCTAGGTCTAACATCCGTTAGCGCCTTATAACGATCTTGAATACGTTTAACTAATACTTCCCTGTCAATATCAGTTAAGTCCACCTTAGCAATTTTAGGCGCAATGCTAATCTCAATATCACGTTCGGTTGCTGTCATTATCTGTGCAATAAATGCAGTCAGTTCCTTTTTTGCGTCCTCATAATCCGCTTCCTTAACCTTGTGCATTAACGTGCCTAGGGTAACGCCTTTACCTTGGCGAAAAGAAGCCCAACGTTTAGCGGTCTCACCTTCTTTATAAGTGTGACCCCCGACACTCCATGCTTCCCATAATTCCAAACCTTGAACTGGGTCCCAATCATGCAAGGCTTGACCAATTTTTACCCATTCCGAGTTTGGCATATTGTTATCAAGTTTTGACAAACGCGCTTCTAAGTCCTCGCGGCTCATGTTGCTATTTGAGTGACTAATTAAGCCCTCAAAATCGCCTAAGTCCGTTTGACCCAATACAACACCATAACTAATGGTCACACCATCTGACGGCTTTAACGCATCTAACAATACTTTAGGTGCTTCCTCAATATCCTCACGCCCGACAAGCGCCAACTCTTTACCTTGCTTAATGTGCATTAATTGGTTGCCCGTCTTAATATCAACGCCTAACCAGTAACCATCTGCCGAAGCCTTAAACGCACCATCAGGATGACGCTTAAAAAGCCAATGAATTGAATCGCCTTTAACTTGAGCTGGTTCAGGCATGAAAAGCACATCAAGCGCTAGCTCTAACTCAGCAACGCGCATAATGCCGTCTGTCTTATTACCGTCATAGTCAACTAAAATTAAGTCATCCAACACTAAGCCGATATGAGCACAACCACGATATGCTTCCAAGTTTTTATAGTCTTGACCCGCTCCAAAGGGTTGCGCTTTACCGTTCTCAAAAACAGGTGTTGTCCGATAACCATAACGGGCGCACTGTTCAAGAACGTCAATTACCCATTCTTTCTTAGACTGCATCGGCATCACCTTTTACCGAATCAACGTCATTAGGTACTACTAGGTCAACCGCTTTGAATTTACCATCTGTGATACGCTCAATGCGAATAGCTGGCTCAGGCGGCACTCCACCTATCACATACCAATAATTAATCGCTTGTCTAGTGACCCCTAACCGTTTAGCTGTTTTGGTCTTACTACCAAAATGCTTCATAACCGAGTCGATAATCTCTTTTTTCACTTTTCGTTCCTTATTTGTTAAATTACGCTTTACATAATAACGCTGATTGGGTAATATGTAAAGCGCAATTTTACAAATAAACAAACAGACTAAACAGGAGCGACAGCATGTCACTAGAAACCGAAATCAAAAACCTAACCACCGCCATTCAAGCCTTGACCGCTTTGATTCAAAAGAACGTAACGTACGGTGCGGTATTAAAAGAGCCAACACAGTCGTCAACAGAAGCACCCGCAACCGCGCCTAAGGCAGAAGCACCAACGGAAGCCCCTACAATCGCGCCCGCCGCACCAGCCGTGACGGTAGAAAAGTTGCACGAGCTTTGTATGGAAAAGTCACGAGCCAACCCTGACAACCGCGACAAGATTAAGGAAATCCTAGCAACTTACAATGCTAAGACCCTTAAAACCTTATCAGCTAATGACGTTCCAACTGTCTTTGATAAAGTTAATGCGCTATGACAGCCCATGCAAAACTAAGCGCCAGCGGGTCACACCGTTGGCTCAACTGCCCAGCATCGGTAGCACTTGAGAACTCATTACCCAATGGTGATAGAACGTCATCATACGCTGAGGAGGGAACGGCTGCCCACGAGCTTGGGGAGAAATGCCTTAAAAGCGGCAATAACGCAAACGACTATTTAGGTCAAAAATTCAACGGCTTTGAAGTCACTGATGAAATGGCGGACTATGTTCAAACCTATCTTGACTATGTCCGAAGTATTGGTGGCGAGCTGTTTGTTGAAACGCGCGTCAATTTTGGGCAATACGTGCCAGAAGGTTTTGGCACTTGCGACGCTTTGAGCATCAAAGGCGATACGTTGTATGTCACTGACCTTAAATACGGCAAAGGCTTAAAAGTCGATGCACATAAAAACCCACAAGGTATGCTTTACGCCCTTGGCGCTTTGTATGACTTTGGGATGTTATTTGACGAAATCGAAACGGTGGTTATCACTATCGTACAACCACGAGTCGATAATATTAGCGTTTATGAAACAACGGTTAATGAGCTTTATCAATGGGCAGAATGGGTAAAAGAACGCGCCCAATTAGCCTTATCAGATAACGCACCATTTACCCCTAGTGAAAAGGCTTGTCAGTTCTGCCGAGCTAAACCCGTTTGCAAAGCCTTACACGACCATACGCAAGCGGTTATTATGAGCGAGTTTGACAGTATGGATAATGACGCGCTAGTACCTGTTAACAAACTGACCGATGAGCAATTACGCTTTGCACTTGACAACAAAAAGCTCATTATTTCATGGCTTGAAGCTGTTGAAGCTTATGTGACTGAAAAGGTTAACGCAGGCGAAACATTCACAGGTTACAAGCTAGTAGCTGGGCGCTCATTACGTCAATGGGCGAACGAAGCAACAGCCGAGCAACTATTGACCGAAACGCTAGGCGATGCCGCCTATGAGCCGCGCAAGCTGTTATCAGTTGCTAAGGCTGAAAAGGCGTTAGGTAAAAACAAAACGCTATTGAGCGAACTGGTTATTAAGCCAGAAGGCAAACCCGCATTAGTACCAGAAGATGACCCTCGCCCCGCTTTTGGGGTAACGACTGTTGATTTTGATTAAAATGTAAAGTTTTACTTTACAAATTAAAAAAGTCAGTGTAATATTAGAACCGTCGAAAGACAAAACATTCTAAACCGTTAAACAGCCTAAACAGCTAAAGGAATCAACATGAAAATCAAAATGCAAAACGTCCGCCTATCATTTCCTTCATTGTTCCAACACTCATCATTTGGTGGTGAATCTACTGGCAAGTATGACGCTCAATTCATTCTCGACAAAGTAGAACATAAGGCGCTAATCGCACAGATTAACGAAGCACAGCAAAAAGTAGCCGCTGATGCCAAGGTTAAAGTTGGTGCGGATAAGATGGTGTTAAAAGACGGTGACGATTCGGGTCGCCCAGAGCTTGAAGGCAAAATGACTATCAAGGCATCGACCAAAAAACGCCCGTTAGTTATTAACAAAGATAAAACCCCTTTGACCGAAGATGATAACGTCGTTTATGCTGGATGTTATGTGAACGCCATCATTACACTATGGGTTCAAAACAACTCATACGGTAAGCGCGTTAATGCACAGCTTGACGGTGTTCAATTCGCTAAAGACGGTGAACCGTTTGGCGCAGGCGGTATTGATGCCGATGAGTTTGATTTGCTTGATGATGACATGGCGTTTTAATTAACGCTTAACAGACTAAGGGGCTTAAACGCCCCTTTTTTGATATTTATACGGTTATAGCATAAAGCACAAATGGCTAAAAGATTTAATTATGAAAACAATAACCCTTGATTGCGAAGTCTATTCAAATTATTTTCTTGCCCAATTCAAAGATCATGCAAGTGGTAAAACGATAGCAATAGAAAAGTACAATAACAGCACATTAGACCGTTCGGCACTGATAGGCATACTTGAGCGTAATGTTACGATTGGCTTTAATTCCCTTAGCTATGATTTGCCGATTATTGCTTATGCACTAACAGGCGCAAGTAATCAGCAAATAAAAAAGCTATCTGATGAAATTGTGATGAATGGTGACGCGCCGTGGCAAACGCTAAGAAAATATGATTTAGAAATCCCAATGGATTGGGAGCATATCGACATTAAAGACCCTTCCCCTGGGGTTATGGTGGGACTTAAAACATACGGTGCAAGGTTAGGTGCTAAACGCTTGCAAGACTTGCCGATAGACCCCAGTGAAACAATAAACGAAACCCAACGCAAAGAACTAAAAGCCTATTGCGAAAACGACCTTGATGTGACGTGGCTACTTTACCAAAACGTAAAACATGAAATTGACCTACGCGCTAAAATGTCAGATCAATTAGGTAAAGACTTGCGTTCATTTGGCGGTGCTAAGGTGGCAAAGGAATATTTTTTGAGTCGGTTAGGCTTAAAAAACGTTAAGCCCGTGACCTATAAAAAGGGGCATAAAATAAAGTATGCCGCCCCATCATTTATTAAGTTTGAGAGCAAGGAATTACAACAGGTGTTGCATAATGTGCAAAACGCCGATTATGAAATCAAAGACACTGGTCACATTGAACTACCAAAAGAAATAGGGACAACTATCACTTTTGATGGCGCAAAATATAAGTTTGGTATTGGTGGCTTACACTCGCAAGAATCAGCGCAAACTGTTGAAGAGTGTGAAAATTACGCGCTTGATATGCGCGATGTTACCAGTTTTTATCCGTCAATTATTTTAGGCGAAAAGCTATACCCAAAAACGCTAGGTATTAAATTTTTGAACATTTATGACGACGTTTTTAAGACGCGCGTATCTGCTAAAAAGTCAGGTGATAAATACACAGCCGATAGCTTAAAGCTAGTCTTAAACAGTAGTTTTGGGCTATTTGGCAATAAGTTTAGCCCACTCTATTCGCCTGATTTACTTTTAGCCGTAACCCTTACAGGTCAATTAAGTCTGCTGATGCTGATTGAAATGCTCAAAAACATAGGCGTTAAAACGGTATCCGCTAACACCGACGGCATTGCTATCTATTATCCTAGAACGCTTAAAAACGAAGTTGATACCATTTGTTTTGATTGGGAATTGACAACAGGCTACGGGCTAGAAACAGAAGTCTATAAGGGTATTTATTCGGCAAGCGTCAACACCTATTTAGGCTTAGAGCCTAATGGCAAATTCAAAGCAAAAGGCTTATTTGCTGATTCAATACTAACCACTAATCCGCAATTTAATGTATGTGTTGATGCGGTTAAGGCGTTTATACGCGATGGGATTAAACTTGAGCAAACAATCGAAGCGTGTACAGACGTTTCTCGTTTCTTATGTGTTCGCTCCGTCAAAGGTGGGGCTGTGTGGCGAAATCAATACTTAGGTAAAACGGTCAGGTGGTATTGGTCAACAGATGGCGAGTCTATTCTTTATAAGACCAACGGCAATAAAGTAGCAAAGTCTGACTATTCTACCCCCCTGATGGAATTACCAAACAAGCTAACTGATAATATTGATTACCAGCGTTATGTAAATGAAGCCCGTGAAATCTTAAAAAGTATTGGTTATCGCTAGACTTTATCAAGGTATTACCCTATAATGGATACTATGTTGAAAGGTTAGGGCGTATCATGAAAGGTTATATTTACTGCATTGAGAACACGATAAACAATAAAAAGTACATTGGTTTAACGCGAAATTATCAAGCTAGAATTAGCAAACATAAGTCTGTGTTAACCCTGTGTGCTGATGACGGCTATTATGTTGAATTAAAAGCCGATGTTATTGCTTATGGCTTAGATAAGTTTGCTTTTTATGTTTTGGAAGTGTTTGATGATATTAGCGACAGTGATTTAAGGGATCAAGAAACAAAATGGATTGATACGTTTAAGACAAACGTAATCGGCTATAACGTTATGCGCTCAGTTAAAGGAAAAGATAATCCAGCTTATAATCGAGTTTTAAGTGAGCAAAGCCTAAAGGCTATATCTGAAAAGCAAAAAATTAATCACGCTAACGGCGCAAAATATAACCAAGAATGGCGTAATAAAATAGCGCAAGCGTCTAGCCGCTTATGGCAAGATGAAGACAAAAAGCGAGCAATGGCTCAAAAAGTTAAAGTTAGTCGCCGTGAATATACGTTTGAGCAATACACAAAAGACGGTGAATTAGTTAAAGCCTATGCTTCTATGGAAGACATACTTATTAAAAATCCAACCTTTACCAAGTCATCAATTTATAACGTATGCAACGGATATAAAAATACTTATAAAGGCTTTAAGTGGGTGAAACTACCATGTTAGAGAAACAAATCGAAGCCTATTTAGTTAAGCGCATAAAAGAGTTGGGCGGAATGTGCGAAAAGTTTACCAGCCCAGCCAAGCGATCAGTACCCGACCGCATTGTAACAATGCCAGACGGTCAAATTATTTTTGTAGAACTAAAAGCACCGAACAAAAAACCAACCGAGCTACAATTACGCGATCATGAAAAGCGTCGGGCGTACGGTTGCACTGTGTTGGTGTTAGATACTAAAGAGGCGATTGATCATGCTTTCCCGCGATAACCTTCACGCCTACCAAAACAAGGCGATTGACTTCATTAAAGACAAAAAACGATGCGCGTTATTCCTTGACCTTGGGCTTGGTAAAACAGCAACCAGCCTCACAACCATTAGCGATATGATAGACAGCTTCACTTGCTCAAAAGTGCTTATCATTGCGCCCCTAAGGGTTGCTAACAGCGTTTGGGCGCAAGAGGCTAGTAAATGGTCACACACAAAACATTTGCGCGTGTCAGTGGTTACAGGTAGCGAAAAGAAACGCCTATCTGCTTTACAGTTTGATGCCGATGTGTACGTTATCAATCGTGAAAACATCCCTTGGTTAGTCAAGCACTACGGCAAACGCTTTCCTTTCGACGCTATCTTTGTTGACGAGTCATCAAGTTTTAAGAACGCTACATCAAAGCGATTTAAGGCATTAAAGGCGGTTAGCAGTCTAACCGATTACATGGTGCTATTAACGGGCACACCCAGCCCTAACGGTTTAATCGACTTGTGGGCGCAAATGTACCTTGTGGATTATGGCGCGTCACTTGGTAAAACCTTAACGGCATATCGTGACCGCTATTTTGAAACCGATTATCACGGCTTTAGTTATAAGATACGTGCAGGCGCAAGCCAAAAGATACACGAAGCGATAAGCGATAAGGTTATCAGTATGCAAGCGGCGGATTATTTAGAATTGCCTGAAAAAATAATATTAACCGAACTGCTAGAACTACCCGAACAAGCGCAAACAGCGTATGACACTTTTGAAAAAGAACTGTTTTTAACGCTTGCAGACGGTCAAGAACTGGAAGCCATGAATGCCGCTGTTTTGGCTAACAAGCTATTGCAGTTTTGCTCAGGCGCAACATACACCGACGCAAACGGCAATTACAGCGTATTGCACGATGTTAAAATTGAGGCGTTAAAAGAACTAGTAGAGCAAAACGATGAGCCGATGCTTGTTGCTTATAACTTTAAGTCCGACCTTGAGCGGTTACTAAAAGCCTTTCCCGATGCCGTTGTGTTAGATAAAGACCCCAACACAATCAACCGATGGAACAATGGGGGTATTAAGATGCTATTAGCCCATCCTCAATCCGCTGGCCATGGCTTAAACTTACAGCATGGCGGCTCATTGATGGTATGGTTCTCAATGCAATGGAATCTTGAATACTACCAACAATTTAATGCCCGATTATACCGACAAGGACAAACCAAACCCGTCCGTGTTGTTCACCTAATAGCTAAAGGTTGTTTGGATGAGCGCGTAATAAAGGTGTTAAACAGCAAAGACGCTAATCAACTATCACTACTTAACGCTTTGAAATGCTTATAAATTTATTTGCAGCTTAAAAATTTTTAAGAAAAATGTAAAACAGCACTTTACAAATAACGCCCGCTAGATTAATATTACACCCATAGCGAACGACAAAACGCAACCAGCACTTTAACAACTTGGGAACGCGCACAGCCACCGCGCAGTAGAGTGGCACTATTCAATAACCGCTCTCAAATCAACCTCTAAAAAGGTAAAAACTAAACTGACAGATCGGAAAGTACGGTCAAGAGAGTGGTTATTGAATAGGTTAATCCTATCAAGCGGCTGGCATATCCGCGCAAGCGTTAAGGTTTCCTAGCGGATTACTTAGCGCCCGAGTCAATATTGCAAGCGATGGTTATGACACTCGTTACCACTTCCCCGTTACCGTTCACGGGCGCGATTAGAACGGATTAAATACAAAGCGCGGTTTTTATTAACTTGTGTCAAATGTGGTGTTTTACAATTTTGTGGAGCCGCGCTTTCTATTTACCTCTTTGCCAGCCTTAATAAGCTGGTTTTTTTACGCCTATATACGGAGTAGAGCATGAAAACATTAACCAACACATTATGGCTAGGTGCAATAGCAGCCCCAGCTTTTGCCATGATTACCTACCAATACCAACCAGACAACACAGTCGAAGTTTACGGCTCAGAATACGCAAGCCCTAAGTCGGTAGCAATACCGAAAAAGCTGAAAAGTGAGGATGTTTGCCTTGCCGAAAATGTTTATTTTGAAGCTAGAGGCGAATCGCACAAAGGACAAATTGCAGTAGCGAACACGACACTTAACCGCGTTAAAGACGAACGCTACCCACCTAGCGTATGCAAAGTGGTTTATCAGCCTAATCAGTTTAGCTGGACGCGCAAGAAGGACTTAATAATAGAAGAACCTGAAGCCTACCAAAAAGCGGAAATAATCGCCCACAAGGCACTAGCAAAACAACTACCGCAAATAGTTGGAACTGCCGACCACTATTATTCGGAAATAATCGCACCGCCTGAATGGTCCAAGGGTATGAAGTACATCGGAAAAGTCGGACAGCATCACTATTTTGACAGCAAACAAAAGCCTGTTAAGAACGACGGGCGACCAACTAAAGCTAAACCAAAGCAAAAAGGAGTCAACACGTGACGCTAGGCAAGTGGGAAGTGCTTTACCGTGAATATGGTCATGGCACGATGAAGCGGACAACAATCGAAGCGAATAGCCAATTCCAAGCAACGCTTAAATTTTTTCAACAACAACCAAAAGATCACTTAATGGGTGTGAAATATATGGAGCCAGTGAAATGACAGTAACAGACGAAATGGTTGAGTTAGCTTGCAATGCTTACGACACCTATAACAGAAGCCACAGCCAGATATTACTGCGAGGCGTTGCGACAGCTCATGGTATGAAAGCCGCTCTCGAAGCCGCACTATCGACAATCAAGCCGATGACGGCGCGAGATATTGATAGCATGATGCAACGTGGTTGCATTGATGATACAGCGGATTTAGTCGAAGCTGTAGAGTATTGGCACGGGATTAGGGAGTGAGAAAATGACAACACAACACAAATGGCTACCAAGTGAGCCGACAGAAGAGATGATGACCGCAGAAACTCAGTCCAGCTACTCCAGATGGTCAAAGTATGATATATACAGCAGTATGTGGCAAGCCGCACCAACGCGTGAGCCGTTGAGTGAAGATGAAATAATGCGGATTGTAAATGCGCATGAAGGAGACACTATTGGCGTTGTTAGAGCTATCGAAAAAGCCCACGGGATAGGAGTTGGAAAATGAACACCGACCTACCAGTTTACCTAGCCATTAACCTAATGGCACTTTTACTACTAATCTCATGGATGCATTAACGATGATTCACGGCGACGAAATAGATCAAGCTCAACATCAAATCGAGCTAGCAACAGAAGCGGCAATCAAAGCCGCACGAATGGCAACAGCGGACACTTTAGCGGTTACCGGAGAATGTCACTACTGTGGTGAAGAACTACACTTAGAAGGGCAGCTATTTTGCAATAGCAAATGCGCAAGCGCCCACGACTTTAAGAAAAGGAACGGATTATTATGATCAAAAGACCTTACGTAAAACCACGTCGCTTATGCGATGAAGAAAAGCAACAGATTAGCGACCTAGAGTTGAAAATCGGAATTGTCAAAAGCGATTACGCTGATTTACTGCAAAGCTATCGGGAATTGGATGACGATTACAGCGAAGTCAACAACGAGAATATCGACTTACGCATTAAGTTGATAGAAGCTGAAAACGACTATGACGATACCCTAACAGCCTATCGCTGGTATTTAGCTTTTGCCATTGGTATTTCATTAGTGATCGGTTACACAATATCGGGATTTATTCTGTTATGAAAAAACTAACTCAAGAAGAAATCAATGCACGCGTTGACGCATGGTATAACCAACACGCACATAGAATACCAAAAGGGCATACAACCACTAAGCCTGAATTTAAGGAAGCGTTAAAGAACGACCTATATCTTGCACAGTCGGTTATGCGGACCAGAGCGACCGCGTGGAGCTTTAAGCTAACATCAGTTTCAACAATGTATCGTTGGGCTGATATTCTAAGCATTAACGTAATTCGCACAGGTGAAATACTGCAAGAACAACGCGCAAAGCGTAACCATCAGATTGTCAAATTGTACGAAACTAAAAAGATGGACGCTAAAGCAATTGCCCATAAAATGAACATGCGGGCGCCGACTGTTTATGAAGTGCTGCAAGATCGCGACAAATGGCGCTATTACGTACCAAAACGTGCTACAACACAAGAAGTTAGCGCAAGTGATGTGCTAGGAGTGTTTAATGATTTATTCATTGCCAAAGCCGTTAAAACGAATAGATATGGGGTTGTGGGGTATTGATATGCAAGTACCAGCCAAAATGATCAAAGCGGCTCTCGAGGCGTGGTTTGGTGAGCCAGTTAATGAGCCGTATGATGAACACGTTGATAATATGCGCTTTGCAATTCAAGCCGCTATTCAAGCGGCATGGGTTAGTGTTGATGATAAATTGCCGCCGCTTAGAACTGAGGTTCTTGTTAAAACAGGCGCAGGTCGAATAACCACTGACGTATTAACAAAATATGACGATGGTAGTTTTGGTTTTGAATTTTATGTTTGCGATGGTTTATTTGAACGCATAGTCACCCACTGGATGCCACTACCTGAATTTAAGGAGCACTCATGACACGCAAAAAGCAAAGCTATAACGACCTTGTGAGAGCCAACCAAAAGCTAACAAAAGCGATTAACGACTTACAAACAGCATCACTAACCGCATTGCACGATGTGACTGCTATGATGGCTAAAAAGGAGTTGGCTGTTGAAATTCTCGAATCAGTTAACAAGCAAGCAGCTGAAGGACTGATTACCAAGTTTGAGCTGCAACAATGGCGACTTAAATGGAACGCCTACAAGGGCGATACGGAAACGCCTACCGAAGTCATGTTTGACGATCTTGGTATTCCGAATATTAATGACATATATCAAGACGTTTACTCGGTTCAAGAAAAGCTAGTAAGCGATGTTTTATTGGGTTATTTTTTAGCATTGGAGGATATAGATAATGGGGCTTGAACAAATTAAAGTCGAATTGATTGATTACATGGGTAACGACCTTAGCACTGTGAATAGTGCTAGGGTGTCTTTTGACAAAGAGAGCTATTTTGAAATATGCGATGAGGACGGGTGCTATTTGGAAGACAAGGATATTAAGTTAATCAAATACCTAGCCGACCACAAGCACATGACACCATTTCGCCATAACCAGATTCAGTTGCGATGCCATGCGCCTATTTTTATAGCGCGTCAATTGGGTAAACATCAAGCAGGGTTAAGCTGGAATGAAGTAAGCCGTCGTTATGTAGATACACCGCCTGAGTTCTACACACCTGATGAATGGCGTGGACGACCTGATGGGAGTATTAAGCAAGGATCAAGTGGTGTTGTGGAAATGCTTAAAGAACCATTCGCTTTCCTAGACCCTATCACAAACTTAAATAGCGAAGGCGCTCTTATTAACTATGGAGTTGGTGAGTCTAATAATATTAAAGTTTTGTATGATGATTTGATTTACCAATCACAATCTTTGTATGAAGCTATGTTAGAAGCTGGCGTTGCCCCTGAAATGGCACGAATGGTACTACCACAATCGATGATGACAACGTGGTACTGGACAGGCAACCTATTGGCATTTGCCCACGTTTACAAAGAGCGCATTTCAGAAGGCGCACAACTTGAGGCGCGTCATTTTGCTAAAGAACTAGATAAAGTAATTGCCCCGTTATTCCCAGTTAGCTGGAAGGCTTTAACGGGCGTTAAGGAATAAAAAATGACATTCACAGAATCAAACAATCCAATTGATATAACTTATCACCTACACCAAAACCCACAATACGAACCTAAAGACGTTGAATTTAAGGACGAGGGTATTCCTAGTGCTGAATTTTACTTGAAAAGCGCATTAGCTACTATGCAAGAGCGCGGCAAAACTTACGACAGCGACGGTGGTGAGCGTTCTATGGGTAAAACCATTGCGGCATTTAATGCGATCACTGGACGCGATTTAAGCGAACAGGATGGATGGTTATTAATGCTGTTATTAAAGCAAGTCCGCCAATGGTCAACCACTCAATTTCACCAAGACAGCGCATTGGACTCAGTTGCTTATGCCGCATTGCTTGCCGAATCATTAGCTAATGGGAAATAAAATGAACGACGAAGCCCTACACTTTGCAGACTACCAAGTCATTTACAACGCTGGCATTATCCGCATTATGAAGGGCGGGGAATTTATCAGCAAAGACGATA